TTGCAAACCCGTTGGACCTTGAATTGTTTGTACTTCTTCAAGGGCTCCTAATAATTTAGTTTCGAGTTTGCCTACTTCTTTTTTAGTATAAGCAATAGAAGCGGCAACCCCGAATGCATCTTCAGTTAGAGATTTATTTTTCGGTGCGCTCATCATCCGCCTCTTCTACCAAACTGTCAAAAAACTTTGTCATAGACTTTGCCAAGTGATCTTGGTCTTCCGTTTCCCTAAAATGAAACTCAAAGCTTTCTTCTGTCGGAGTAGGTTTAGGCTTATCTGCCGGCTGCGGTGCCTCTTCTGGCTCATCATATTCGTTATCTTGTTCTTCTTTATCTATCTCCTTATCCATATCATTAATATCTTCTTCAGTCAAGCGAAGGATATTTTTCTGGATATACGATTTGGAAAAGTATTTGCCTAGATATGGATCAATCTCTGTCAGCATAGCTAAGCGTTCTCTCATTACCTCCGCTTCTTTCATCTCAACAAATTGAGAATCGGAAATGTAATCATAATAAATGTTTTCTTTTAATTCTAACCACTCTTGCTTGGTACATACGCCTTTCAATAGCAAATGCGTTTCTAATAACTTGTCAAACAAATGCGAAAAGCGCAAGCGAAGTCTAGCAACAAACTTACTGAACTTGACTTCATCTCGTGTAATCTCTGACGCTCTTCCTAATGAAAATCCAGCATCAGACTCCAATCGTGACACAGGAACATTAAGAGACTTGTAGAGTTTCTTTTGAAAGTATAATACGTCTTCAATTTCTCCAAGGTTTTGTCCACCGGGTAATGTAGTGATTTCTGTTCCTCGACCACCTTCTCTACGTGGAAGCCAAAAGTCTTCAAGCATTGTCTGATATCTTCGATCATCTCGAATCTCGCCCGTGTTTGCGTCATATACAAGTTTGTTCTTGTACTTCTGCATAATATCTCTTAGATACTGTTCCGCTTTCATCTTAGGAAGATTACCTACGTCAATATAAAAAATACGGCGTTCAGGCGCACGAGAAATACGATAAATGACAGTTGCGTCTTCGAGCATACGCAATTGATTTAAAGGCTTGATTGCTTTGTGTAAGTGTGATATAATATTCTTTCCATTCTTATCTGCAATACCTGAATGAACGTAGCAGATAGAATCGGGAGAAATCTTTAATCCGTTATTAGCGTCTTTGTCAAATCCCTTTTCCGAATACAAGAAATACTCGATAGGCTTATTGTAGAGCGACTCGTTGATGCCAGGAGACGTTTTGTTCTTAGGCAACTCTTTTACTTTCTTAATCTTTCTAGGGTCGATATAACGAATCTCACGAATTCCTTTCTTTGGTGATTTCTCATCGATTACCATATGATAATAGATTTTACCATCCACATACCATCGACGGAAAATGTCATATGCTTGATTATTGAAATCCAAAAGTTTCATTACATGATAAAACTCTTCACGGATTTTCTTTTTGAATGCTTCGGACTGCTCTATCTGGTCTAGGACGATTTGTACAGGATAGTCTTCTTGTGTATATACGATAGACTCGTTGACAATATCATCAACCGCAGCATCACATTCTGACTGCTGAGCCATATCCCTATACTTACGAATTAAATCAGAATCACCACGAGCAAGACCTTCCAAGTCAACATAAGTTCCATAGACACCACTGCCACTAACTGAGATAGCAACATCATCGTCTGTAGGAGGAACAAAGGATTTCAGAGCTTCTTTTTGAGGCTCTTCTTTTCCAATCTTATATCCAAATAATGTAAATGCCATTCCTATTTCCTGTATTTAATAGTATTGATGTTGTATTTATAATAATAAAAAATAGATGTCAATAAAAAAGGGGGCAAAAGCCCCCTTCTTTTTTGTTACTAAACTAATAATTTAGTTAGTATCATTTTGATGCTGGTACTGGAACGTTACAGTAAATTCACCAAGCACGTCTGTATTGTCATAGCTCAAATCCACTTGAGCAATGTCGGTAGGAAATGCTTGATAAAGATAATGTTTGCTGATCGTTTTACCTTTATCATCATAATGTCTAATAGTAATTGTGCTATCATAGGAAGTCAAAGTACTAGTGCCGAGACCGCCGTCTACGGCATAGTTCAAACCTTTGATTTCGTCCATCCATCGATGGAATCCGTAATAAAGTTTTTGTTTCTCATCACTGATAAATGTAGCAGACCACTCTGCGAATGTTCTATCGCCCGGTAGCTTGATCCTTCGTCCGCCTCTAAAGGGAACTTCTACAACACCAACTGTAAACGCTGGGATAGTAGTCGCTTTACACAATAAAGGAACATTAATAAGAGTGACAGGTGCGCCAGCAATACTAATCTCAAATAGATTGGGGCGAGCGCCAGACTGAAGTTGTTTTTGAAATTTTGTTACTGAAAATGCCATTAGTATTCTCCTTAGCGTGTCCTACCCTTAACTGTGTAGTATGAATATACCCAGGTCACAGGGAATTCTTCGATAACATCGGTAGAATCGTAAGAAAGATCAATAGCTCCAATTTCACTAATAAAACAGTCATACAATTTGAATTGTATGATTATTCGACCAGCAGTATCAAATTGATCAACTTGTATCGTCGTTCTTGCTTGATTTTCTCTGTTGCCGATAGCACCCTGATTCTGAAAAGTGTTTACAAATTTTTTCTGATATGTTTCTAATCGATCTCTAACGTTGAAATCTGAATCATTCAGTACCGTTGTTGTCCACTCAGAAAATGTTCTATCCCCAGCAAGCTTAAGTCGGCGACCCCCAATATGAGGAACTTCAATCAATCCCAATGTGCTGTTGGGTAATGCTGCGGCTTTTGTCAAAAATGATAACTGACTTTCACCTCCAGCTTGAAGTCCACCCGCCATGGTAACTCGAAACTGATTGGGGCGAGCACCCGCCCCAATTGCTTTTTGAATTCGTGATAATGTTGCAATCGCCATTTTTATTCTCCTAAGTTATCTAATTATTCTGATTCCGTAAATGCAGTGTCTCCAGCAGCAGATACGAAGTTCAATTGAATAAAGTTAACTGAAGCAGTAGGCTGAACAAAAATGTCACAAACAAATTCGTTTGCTTGTACAACCTCTGTTGGGTTGTTGCTATCATCACACACGACCTTGAATTGAGTAATCCCTCGACCAGCTTGTACTGTAGTCAAGTATGCTTCTACTAAAGAAGCAAAACCTTCTCTCAAAGACTCGTCGTTCTGATCGAACAGCACATCTCCAGCAGCATCACCAATAACATCTTCCATAGTGATGAAGAGGCGACGAACGTTGATTCGGCTGAAAGAAGTTTTCTTCTGAGTAAACGTCTTGTCTCCGAAAAGAACTGTTCCACGACCAGGTTGTGAAATGATTGAGTTGATGCCCAACTTGTACAGTGTATCACGCTCAGTTTGATTTGGGTTCCAAGCTAAACGAATAGCATTTTGGATTCGACCATTTTCGTAACCTGCTGGTGAGAACCAAGGATCACGGTTAGCATCTACTCGTGCGATACAGCCTGCAACGTCTGGATTACATGGTACCCAAACATATGCATCGTTGTACTTGTCATATGCATACTTCCAGTTAGAATCTGCGATGCTGTAAGTTCCACGAGCGCTTGCAACGCTTGCTTCCCAAGTTTCGATGTCAGTAACTTCGCTACCAGCATTGCTCACAACGTCTGACTGAAGTGGTGAGAAAACAGCAACGCAGTCTTTACGAAGCCCAGCAATTCTTGCTGCTTCATTTGCTACAGTTGCTCCACCTGGACCACAAATGATAACATCAACTGAAGTATTCAGTTTGTTTTCGTATTCACCAAGCCCTGAGACTCGTTCTGCATCGCTAACTGTTCCGTCAACACCAGCTTCCATCTGATGTTCTATTGCAGTAGTTGCAACAAGACCGCCATCATCTGTGTAAGAAGTAGGTGTCCCAGCAACAAGTGCGGCTGTGCCCCAATCGCTAGTGGCTGGATAAGCAGCTACACGAATATACTTAGATTGAGCATTGATTACTGTTTTATAGAAGTTAGAGCCCCCATCAATTCCACGAGCGTCAGAAGCTTTAGAAACAAGCTCATACTTCTCAAGAAGTGTGCCAGGAACGCCAGTGATTTGTCCGGTTGCATCGATAACTGCAATATTCATTTCGTCATTAGAAGCA